GATTAACTCGGCTTACACGGCTAACAAAGAAAGTTTATTTAAGGGCTTACCTTTAAAGTCGCCTAAAATGTGGAATCCGTTACGCGACGGCGACGAGTGGTTAGAAGAACACCCCGAAGCCAAAGAGTACGAAGGACACTACTTTTTAAAAGCAGCAAGCAAAAGCCAACCCGCCGTATTCGACAACGACAAACAAGAAATTTTAGACCTTGACGAAGTTTATAGCGGTTGTTATTGCCGTGGCGTAATTGTGTGTTACCCTTTTAATAATAAGTCTAAGGGCTTCGGGTTCTACCTTAATAGTGTTATGAAAATGGACGACGGCGAACGCTTAGGCGGTTTTGAAGCCAGCGTAGACGATTACGACGACGAAGACGATTACGCACCAGCTAAGAAGACGCCTTCACGTAAACGCGCCGTAGAAGAAGACGAAGACGATTTATTATAATAACCGATTGGCCGCCTTTTTTAATACCAATTAAATGAAGCATTTACATATAGATATAGAAACGTACAGCGGGGTAAACCTTGTCGACGTAGGCGTATACCGTTACGCGCAAGACCCGACGTTTAAAATTATACTTTTCGCCTATGCTTGGGACGACGAAGAACCTACCGTAATAGATACCTACGACGACGAGTACCCAGGCGAAAGCATACCCCCCGAAGTATGGAAGGCTTTAACAGACCCCGAAGTATCAAAGATAGCGCATAACGCTAATTTTGAAACGGTTTGTATTAGCACGTATTATGGTCTTGGGTTAGACCTTTCGCAATGGTTTTGTACGCAAGTCGGCGCGGCTTATTTGGGGCTACCTTTAAACCTGGATAAAATCGGGCAAGTGTTAAACCTTACCGAGCAAAAAGATAGTAAAGGTAAGGCGCTAATTACGTTCTTTTCTTTGCCTTGCAAACCCACGAAAAAGAACGGCGGCCGCACCATTAACCGCCCCGAACAAGACCCCGAAAAATGGGAACTTTTCAAAGAGTACAACGCCCAGGACGTACGTACCGAAAGCGAAATATTTAAGTACTTGGAGCGCTTCGAGGGCTTACCTTCTATCGAGTGGCAATACTGGGTACAAGACCAGGAAATTAACGCCCGCGGGGTTTATATCGACGCCGAATTTATCGACGCCTCAATAGAAGCCAATACCGAATTTTTAGCCGAAGTACACGCCGAATTAGTTAAAATTACGGGGGTCGATAATCCTAACAGTTTAGCCCAGCTTAAAGCGTGGTTAGAAGACCAATTAGGACACCCCTTTAAAAGTTTGGCAAAAGAGCAACTACAAGACTTTTTAGAAAGTGAATTTATACCGCCACACGTAGCCCGAGTATTTGAACTTCGCCAGCTTGGAAGCAAGACAAGCGTAAGCAAGTACGACGCTATGAAAAATTACGCTTGTGCCGACGGTCGTATACGTGGGTTATTGCAATTCTACGGGGCTAACCGTACGGGGCGTTTTGCGGGTCGGGGCGTCCAGGTTCAAAACTTAAAACGTACAATGGGTAAAGGTTTACTAACGGCCAAAGAAGCCGTACGCAAAGGAATAGCCGACCTATTGTACGACGACGTACCCGAAGTTATTAGTACGCTCGTTCGTACGGCCCTTATAGCTTCGCCCGGTCGTTCGCTTGTAGCTTCGGACTTTTCAGCTATTGAAGCCCGCGTAGTGGCTTGGTTGGCTGGCGAAGACTGGGTATTAGACATTTTTAATTCACACGGTAAATTATACGAAGCGACGGCCTCTAAGATGTTTAACATACCCTTAGACCAAATTACCAAAGGTAGCGACCTTCGCCAAAAAGGTAAAGTAGCTTCGTTAGCGTTAGGCTACCAGGGGGCAAGCGGGGCGCTTATCACTATGGGGGCTTTACGCCAGGGCTTAGAAGAAGCCGAGTTACCCGCTATCGTTAAGGCTTGGCGTTCGGCTAACCCTTCGATAGTTAAGTTTTGGCGTGAGTGTGAACAAGCCGCCAAACACGTAATTACTAAACGAACTTCTTACGTACTTCGCAAGCCTTACACTTCTTTAAAATTTCATTACGAAAAAGGTTACCTATTCATTACCTTACCGTCGGGCCGTCGCCTTAGTTACTACGGGGCGCAAGTTAAAGACAACAAGTTAAGTTATTGGGGTATCGACCAAACTAAAAAAATTTGGGTTAAAATTGATACGTACGGCGGGTCTTTAGTGGAAAACATTACCCAGGCCGTAGCCCGCGATTGTCTTGTAGACGCTATGTACCGTATGTTAGATTATGAAATAATTATGCACATTCACGACGAAATAGTAATAGAAGAAGACGACGACAAAGCCGAAGCAACGTTAGACGAAGTTAATAAAATTATGGCCGTTTCGCCGTTGTGGGCCAAAAGGTTACCCCTTTCGGGCGACGGGTATATATCAAAATTTTATAAGAAAGATTAGGTAATTAAAAATTATTTTATACTTTTGTATAGTTCATTCATTCATTTACTAAAAATTAAAATTATGGCAAAGAATAAAAAACCCTTTGGGTACTGGTTCGGGTTAATATATACCCTTCTTACTGTAACGGCTACTATTGTTTTATCTATCCTTAAATTGGTAGGGGTTGTTACAGCCCCTTGGTGGGCCGTTACTATGCCCGTTTGGGCCTCGTTAGGATTTGCGTTTATGTGCCTTTGCTTTGCCTTTTTCTTGGTTAAAGTATACGGCGATAAATTAGAAGACTTATGATACGCCGAATAGCTAACGCGTTGCGGTGGTTAGCCGATAGGATAGCCCCGCGGCCCGTTGTCGTTTATCCACAAGACGGCGCGGTACAATTCAAAGGCGAACGTTATAAATTTGCCGAATTACGATTAGAACGAACTATACCGCCCGACGCTTACGATACAGCTAACGAAGAAACTATACGCGAATATTTTAAAAAGCGTATGGCTTCGGAACTTGGAGCGAGCGCCACCCAGGCGATACAATGGGAAACAAGCAAAGATAAAATAAAAGCAAAAATATTAATACTATACTATGAAAGTACTTAGCCTATTCGACGGTATCAGTTGCGGCCGTGTAGCCCTCGAACGTGCGGGGTTACACGTTTCACGTTACGTGGCTTATGAGATAGACCAGGACGCTATAAACGTAAGCGCTTGGAATTGGCCCGAAATAGAACACGAAGGAAGCGTAGAAGGCGCAGACTTCACAAAATACAAAGGCTTCGATATGGTTATAGGGGGTTTTCCTTGTACCGACCTTTCAATAGGTAAGAACAACCGCGAAGGTTTAAAGGGTAAGCATAGCCGTTTATTTTGGGAGCAAGTAAGGGCGATTAAAGAAATTAACCCGCGCTACTTCTTAGTCGAAAATAATTACCGTATGCCTAAAAAAGACGAAGCGATAATAACCGAAACGCTGGGCCGCGGGGCTATCCACATTAACAGCGCAAAGGTATCAGCACAAAACCGCGACCGTCTTTACTGGACTAACATACCTAACGTAAGCCAGCCCGACGACAAAGGGTTAGTACTTGCCGATATATTAGAAGCCGAAGTAAATTTAAAGTATTACCACGGCGAAGCTGGGTTAAACTATTTTTTTGAAGAAGGGGTAAAAGAAAGTTTTAGAACGGGTAAACTTATAGACCCCGATACTAATAAGAGCCGTACGCTTACCTCGGTAATGGCGAAGGGTTTACCGCACAACGGTTTAAAGGCTAATACGTTGTGCGGGTCTTCACGCGTATCCGATTTAGCCGACGGGGCGCAAAGTGGACGAGTTTACGACGTTAACGCTAAGTCGGTTTGCTTGCAGTCGGGCGGCGGCGGTATGGGTGCAAATACGGGGCTTTACGCTATGCCTATGAATGTAGGCAACCTTAAAGGTAATTCGCAAGGGTATAGGGTCTACGACCAAAAAGGTAAGGGGGCTACTCTTACTACTAACGGCGGCGGTCTTGCTGGGTCGGGTGGTAGTCTTATAGCCGAACCCTACGGCCTGGCCTTCCGTACTCGTAATACCGAGCAAGGGCGATTTAAAAAGCCCGAAGTAAGAATAGACGGCAAGGCGAACGCCCTTACTACGGTTCAAACCGATAGTATGGTAGTCGAACCACCTTTAAAAGCCTATTGCTTACAAGCAAGTAGCGGTAAAAAAACTATTTCGGATATTCCAAAGAAACGACATACGCCAATATATGAGTACCCGCGACCGGGCGTACCCTTGTTTAAAGTAGAAGGCGGGTTATTGGAATACAAAGAACGCCAAATACCCGTTAAGCTATCCGACGGCTTTTACGCTATACGTAAGTTAACGCCCGTCGAGTGTGAACGTTTACAGACCTTGCCCGACGGTTATACCGAAATGGTAAGCGATACCCAGCGTTACCGCCAGCTTGGTAATGGTTGGACGGTAGACGTAATAGCACACATTTTTAAACATATACATTTAGATAATCTTTTATGATAAAATACGACGCGACTTTAGATATTGCGATAGCTTCGACGAGTAGGGCGACGAAGTGGCAAAATAAACGTACAACCTGGGCCGATATTGTCGCGACACTTGCCGAAACCGAACGAACAAGCGAAACGCTAAAACAGTATTTCAGCTACTCAAAAGATAAGCAAGGCGCTATAAAGGACGTAGGGGGGTTTGTCGGGGGTTACCTTAAAGAAGGTCGCCGTAAAAAAGGACACGTAGTACACCGCCAATTAGTAGCCTTAGACGTAGACTACGGCGGCTTAGACGTTTGGGAAGCTTTCACTATGTTAGACGTTGCGGGGGTTATGTATACGACGCACAAGCACACGCCCGAAGCGGCGCGCTTTCGTATTGTATTCCCTTTAGACCGAAAGGTAGACGCCGACGAGTACGAAGCTATCGCCCGCGTAGTGGCGTCGTGGTTAGGTATTGACAACTTCGACGACACGACGTACCAGCCTACGCGATTAATGTACTATCCGAGTACCGCCAAAGACGGCGAATACGTGTACGACTTCATAGACGCCCCGTTTATAAAAGCCGACGACGTTTTAGACGAGTTACCGAACTGGCAAGACCCTACGACTTGGCCCGTGTCTTCACGTATCAAAGACGCCGTAAAAGACCAACGCGCCGACAAGGTAGAAGACCCGTTAGAGAAAGAAGGTATAATAGGGGCGTTTTGTAGGGCTTACCCTATGTACGACGCTTTGGCCGAGTTCTTAACCGAAGCGTACAGCCCTTGCGAAGAACTCGGGCCAGACCGTTATACCTTCGCCGACGGTAGTACGTCCGGGGGCTTAGTAGTCTACGACAACAAATTAGCGTACAGCCACCACGCGACCGACGTAGCGGGTGGTAAGTTGTGTAACGCCTTCGACCTTGTTAGGTTGCATAAGTTCGGCGACCTGGACGAAAACAGCAAGGTAAGCGACCCGATACGCCTTCCGTCTTATAAAGCTATGGCCGAATTTGCCAGCAAGCTAAAAGAAGTTAAGCGCGAGATTATACGCGAGCGCCGACACGACGCCAGCGACTACGACGACTTAGAAGAAGACGCGCGTACGGTAGCCCTTAACGACGATTGGTTAGACGAATTAGAAACCGAAAAAAGCGGCGTAGCTAAGAATACAATTAGTAACGTCGTGCTTATCTTGAATAACGACCCGGCGTTAGTGGGTTGCTTCGGGTTTAATGAGTTCGAGCAACGCGAAACCTCTACAAAGGCTTTACCTTGGGATAGGAACGTACACAAGTACCCGCGCCCTTTGGTAGACGCCGACGACGCCGAATTACGTTTATACTTAGAACGTGCCTACGGTATTACGGGTAAGGCCCAAATTACCGACGGGCTTACGGTTGTCGTTCGTGGTAACAGCTACCACCCCGTACGCGATTATTTAGACGCCGTAGAATGGGACGGCGAAGAACGTTTAGACACTTTGTTTATAGACCTTTTCGGGGTGGCCGATACGCCGTATACGCGGGCGGTTACCCGTAAGTCGTTTTGTGCGGCGGTTAGCCGTGTGTACCGTCCGGGTTGTAAGTACGATTACGTATTAGTTATAGTAGGCGACCAGGGTATAGGTAAAAGTACAACGCTTGCCCGAATGGGGGGCGATTGGTTCAGCGATAGCGTTACGACCCTTACGGGTAAAGAAGCCTTAGAAAGTATACAAGGGTCTTGGCTTATTGAGTTGGGCGAATTGGCGGGCTTACGTAAAGCCGAAGTAGACGCCGTTAAACACTTCGTTAGTAAAAAAGAAGACCGTTTTAGGGTGGCTTACGGTAAGCGTGTAGAGCATTTTCCACGCCGTTGCGTTTTCTTCGGAACTACCAACGAAGAAGATTTTTTAAGGGACGTTACGGGTAACCGCCGATTTTGGGTAATTAACACAAAAGGGGGTAAACCGATTATAGATTTTAAAGAATATTTAGACGACGTTACCGTAGCCCAGCTTTGGGCCGAAGCCAAACAACGAGTAGCAGACGGCGAACCCTTGTACTTGGAAACGCCCGACCTGGAAGGCGAAGCCCGTAAAATTCAAGATAAGCACTTAGAGAAAGACGAACGCGTAGGCTTGGTAGGCGAATACTTAGAACGTTTATTACCGACGAACTGGGACGACCTCGATACCTACCAGCGTAGACAATGGTTGGTAGACGACAAAAACGAAGGGACGGTAGAACGTACGAACGTTTGCACCTTAGAAATTTGGGCCGAATGTTTGGAAAAAGACCCTAACAGTATTACCCGTCGCGATAGCTTCGAGATAGGCCGTATTTTAAAATCTTTAAGGGGTTGGAGCGCTACGGGCGCTACGCTAAGATTTAAAATTTACGGGGTGCAAAAGGTATACGCTAAACAAAATTTGGTTACAAATCCGAAAGGCGACGACAAACCTTAATTTTGTAACTAAAATTTTGGTTACATTTTGGTTACAATTTTGGTTACACGTCAAACCCTTATAAATAAAGGGCTTATCTAACTTTGTAACCAAAAAACCAAAATTTAGGGTAATAAGTGAAATAGTAATATTATTAACAATATTAACGATTTAATCGATTTATTTACTATATATATATATAGAAACTTTTGGTTACAGCGTTTTTGGTTACAAATCGCCGTAAGTTATTAAGGCTTAACGGGTTAGGTTGTAACTAAAATTGTAACCAAAATTGTAAAAAGGGTTAGAGCGTTGATACTCAAATATTTAGTTTTGGTTACAGAAAAGAAAGTAGAAAAGCATTTAGTAACGTCGGTAGAACGTTTAGGGGGTCTTTGTGTAAAATTTCCCCCTTTGTTTTTTCGGGGTTTTCCCGACCGTATCGTATTGCTTCCGGGCGGCTTAATCATATTCGTAGAATTAAAAGCCCCAGGCGAAAAGCCCCGACTAATACAAACCAAAGTACACGGCAAATTAAAAGCCCTTGGCTTTCGTGTTGAGGTTATCGACACTATCGAAGGCGTGGACACGTTTATACTTACTTTATGAAATTAACAAGATTAGAAGACGGGCAAGTATTCGACGTAGACCCGCACCAGTTAGAAGCACTTAACCACCTTCGCGAAAATCCGAGGGCGGGGCTTTTTTTAGGTATGAGTTTACAAAAGACGGTAGTAACGCTACTTTACCTTCGCGAAATGATATACGAAGAAGCGGCGTTTTGTCGTACCCTTGTCGTTGCGCCCGATAAAGTAGCCCGCCTTACTTGGCCCGACGAGGTTAACAAATGGGAGCAAACAAAAGATATACGTTTTAGCTTGGTAGCTGGCGACGCTAAACAGCGACTAAAAGCCTTACAAGCCGACGCCGAAGTATTTATAATCGGCGTAGATAACTTAGTTTGGTTAATCGACCTTTACGTAAAACAGCGGCGAAGTAAAAATAAGGGTAAAGCGTACGGGCCTTACGTCGGGTCGCTTCCGTTCGATAGTCTTGTTATCGACGAACTAAGTTTATTTAAGGGGCGCGATAGTCAAAGGTTTAAGAAACTTCGTAAGGCTTTGGACGTATCAAAAGTCGACTACCGAATAGGTTTAACGGGTACGCCTTCGCCTAACGGGCTTATAGACCTTTGGGCCGAATTAAATTTAATCGACGACGGCGAGCGCCTGGGTACTACATTCGGTAAATACGTCGATAAGTATTTTACGACAAGGGGTAACGGTATGATAGTTTATGAATACATACCCCGGCCAGGAGCGCCGAAAGTAATAGCGCATAAAATCGCCGATATAGTTTTAAGTATGCAAACCCGCGATTATATGAAATTGCCAGACTTAATTTTAGACGACCGCGAAATATATTTAGAACCTTACGACCGTGAAGTATACGACCATTTAGAATCCGAATACGTTTTAGAATTTTTAGAAGGTAACGACGTAACCGTAAAGACGCCCGCCGACTTAGTTAATAAACTTTTGCAAATATCGAGCGGGGCGGTATACGAAGACAAAGAAGAAGGTAAGGCCCGAATTTGGCACGAAGTAAATACGGCGAAGTTGGACGAACTCGAAGACTTGGTAAACGAATACCCGGACGAAAATTTTATAGTAGTCTACCAATTTAAACACGAAGTCGAAAGAATTAAAAAACGTTTCGCCTACGCCCAGGAATTACCAAAGGGTAAAAAATTAAAACAAACTTTCGACGATTGGAATAAGGGCAAAATTAAAATGCTACTTCTACACCCGGCAAGTGCGGGCCACGGTCTTAACTTACAGTTTGGCGGGCGTCGTATGGTTTGGACTTCGCCGACTTGGAATTTAGAACACTGGTTACAAACGTTAGCCCGTTTATTAAGGCGGGGCGCTTTGAAGACAATATACATACATAGGCTTTTAGTTCGCGGTACGCGCGATATGCAAGTACGAAAGCGCGTAAACTCAAAAGATACTAACCAAAAATTTATATTAGACGAAATTAAGAACTTACGTAAAAAACATTATGGCAAAATACGGTAACAGCGGGGGGCGGAATAAAGGCAAAAAATATAAAAAGTTGCACGGCTTCGAGCAAGCAACGCCCGAAACGGAAGCGCGAGCGCGCGAATTTATGCAATGGTACGGCGATAACTTCGACGCGTTGCGCGATAAATTAATTTACGACCATTTGTACGACGACGAAATAGCGACCGATACGGCGTTATATCTTTACGACTGTATCGCCCTTAAAGGTTTTGTTATCAAAGATTACAAGTTTTATTATTTGCGGGCGTACCATACCGCCCGACTTGCGGCACTTAAAAAACGAACGCCCGAAGTATCGATAGACGACGAAGAAAGGATAATACAGTTAAGCGCGCCCGACTTCAATTACGAAAAGTACGAAGCGGTAGTAGACCAGCTTAATACCGAAATTTTGGAATACGTAAGGGCGAATTACGACGCGGTCGCCGTTTCGCTATTTGAAATTTATATAGACTTGCAACCCGATATTAGTTACAAACGTCTTGCGGTAATGTTAGATATTCCAGTTACGAAAATATGGACAAGCATAGGGGCAATACGCAAAGACGTAGCCGCCGAATTTGGAGCGCGTAAGGGTTATTTGCTATCGCATATCTAAAAATTTATCTTTATACTATGGGACTACTATTTACATTATTAGGAATTGCGGCCGTACTCGTTGTTATCGCTTTGATTAGCAAAGGGTTAGCCTATTTATTTACGGAAGTTTGGCCGCTTCCGATTAAGCGTAAGCCGTTTAGTTGCTACGGTTGTTTGTCTTTTTGGCTTACTCTTATTTTCGGTACGGTCTTGGCTTTCGTAGTACGTCGATACTTCGACGCTATGGAAACGCGAAACGTCGTAACTTACGGCGTTATCGGCTTGGCGTTTACTCTGGGTCTTATTAATTATTTAATTGTTAAAAATAAATACAAAGTTTATGAGTAAAGCAAGCAACAAGGGCGTAGACTATGGTAAGTTCGACCCTTATTTTATTGAGCAAGTAAAAGGTGTAATAGCCGAAGCCGACCGACACAAGTACAGCGTATCGCGAGTATACGGGGCTTACAACAAAGCACACGGCAAAAACGACAAACCGCAAACGTGTAGCAGTTGCCTACGTAACCGCGTGCGTGAGTTGCGAAAATGGTACGAAGGCTATACGAAGTTTGAAGCCGAACAAAAGAAGGGCGAAGCTGGTATAGGTATTACCGATACGGGCGTAGACTTAGGTACAGCCGAGGGCGACACACACGTAGAAGCCGAAGTAACGGGCGAACCTATCGAAGCCGTAGAACCTCAATACAGCGACCCCGTAGCCCCTGGCTTCGTTGCGCCAGCTTTGGGGGTTATTCGCATACCTTTAACCGAGGGGCTACCTATCGACTTTACGCCGAATAAGGACAACGCCGAAAAGGGCAAAGTAAAATACGCCGACGGTACAGCCGTTAAGGCGGGTACATACGCAACCGCAACGGGCGACGAAATAGCAGTACAGCCAGGCGGTAAAGCGACTTTAAAGAATAACGATTTATTGTAAAAATGAGTAGATTAGTAGGTAACAAATTTTGGAAGCTAAGAACGAAGCACGGTAAAGATAAGATTTTCGGCGACGCGGCCGTACTAATGGAAGAAGCCTATAAATACTTCGACTGGTGCGACCGCCACCCTTGGGAAAAAACCGAACTTGTCAAATACCAGGGCTACGCGTCCGAAGCCGAAGTACCGTTAGGTCGTCCGTACACTATGGACGGCCTTACCTACTATTTGGGCGTTAGTGGGTCGTACTTCCGAAGTGCCAAAGGCAATTTAAAAGATAAGATAGAGCGAAGCAAAGCAACGCCCGAAGAAGTCGAGTTACTCGAAACTATCGAACTTATCGAACAAGTGGTGCGTACCCAAAATATAGAAGGGGCGGCCGTTGGGGTCTTTTCGCCTAACCTGGTGGCAAGGCTTCACAATATCGCCGAAAATGTTAATAACAATAATACGGGCGACGCGGTTGTACGTGTAACAGTACGAGACCAGCAAACCGCCGAAAACTTAGACGCCTTAGACGATTTATTATAATGGACACTACAAAGGTATTTAGCGACTTATTGGCGGCTTATATAGACCCCAAAGTACGCGTAGTAGTGTTAAAGGGCGGTACGCGTTCGGGTAAGACCTGGGCGACGTTGCAACTCTTAAACACTATCGCCGTAAAGTCGCGTACGCCCCGCCTTATTTCGGTCGTGTCCGAAACTATGCCGCACCTTAAGAGGGGGGCTATTCGAGATTTTAAAAATATGTTAGAAGCCGAAGGCGTGTACAACCCTTACGCTTTTAACGAAACCGATAAAATTTACAGCTATAACAAAGGTAAGTTAGAGTTTTTCAGCGCCGACCAACCCAGCAAAGTACACGGCCCGGCGCGCGACGTACTGTATATTAACGAATGTATTAACGTCGAATTTGAAGTATACCGCCAGCTTGCCGTACGTACTACCGAAAAAATAATACTCGACTATAACCCCGCTTACGAATTTTGGGTAGATAGTAAATTAGCGCCCCGCGAAGACGTGCGTATAATTCAATCGACGTACAAAGACAACGATATGCTAAGCGCGGCGCAAATATCCGAAATTGAAAGTAATATGATTATAGACCCGGATTGGTGGAAGGTTTACGGCTTGGGCGAAACTGGAAGTAAGCAAGGGTTAATAATTCAAAATTGGGATATAGTACAAAACTTACCGCCGCGTAACGAGTGGAAAAAAGCGTACATAGGCGTAGACTTTGGTTGGTCTAACCCGACGGCTATTATGTTAGTTGTACTTTGTAGGGGCGAAGTTTGGATAGACGAAATAGCGTACGAAAAGAATTTAGATAACCCCGAAATAGCTAAACTTATTAAAGAAGAGGGGTACTCTAAACTTGAAGTTATCGCCGACCCCGCCGAGCCAAAGAGTAAAAAAGAACTTCGTAACGCGGGTCTTACCGTATCCGACAATATTAGCAAAGATATTAATTTAGGTATTCGCGTAATGAACCGTTACAAAAAGCACTATACGGCCCGTTCGTTGGGGTCGATAGACGAAAACCGTAAATACCGTTACGAACAAGACGCCGAAGGTAATTACAGCGGCGAACCGATAGACAATTTTAACCACGCCAAAGACGCCGAACGCTACGTATTTCTAAACCGACTATCTAACATATCGTCGGGCTTCGACGTAACCGTAGGTACAGCAAGGCGAAAATAAATAAGATATGGCAAGATTTAGTAAAAGAAGCAAAGACAATTTAAAGGGGGTACACCCTAAATTAGTCGCTTTAATGGAAGCGGCTATACAAGACACGCCCGTAGATTTTACAATAGTCGAAGGGGTAAGAACTCAACAAAGGCAAAAAGACCTTTACGCACAAGGTAGAACGAAGCCAGGCCCGAAGGTAACTAACGCCGACGGGGTTAACCGCAAGTCTAACCACCAGGTAAAAGCCGACGGTTACGGCTACGCGGTCGACGTTTACCCTTTTGTAGACGGGCAAGTACGCGTATCTGAAAAGTACTTAATACCGAAGTTAAAGCAAATAGCCGACCACGTGAAAGCAAAGGCGAAAGAATTAGGTTTAACGGTGGTTTGGGGCGGCGACTGGAAAAGCCCGTACGACCCGCCACACTTTGAAATAAAATAATTATGAAACCACGAACTAAAAAAATAGGGCTTTGGCTTATAGCTATTGGCTTTTTAATAGGTCTTATCTTGGGGGCGTTGCTGGCGAATTACTTTAACCCGTGCCGCGACCTTCCTACGGATAAAGTCGAAACCGTTACCGTCGTAGTCCGGGACACTATCAAAGTACCCGTACCGACGCCAATAGATAAGGGCGTAGTAAAAGTAGAAAAGGTAAAACCTAAAAATAAGCCCGTAGACGAGCCGAAAGGCGACGAAGGTACAAACATACCAACCGAGCCGAGAAACGAGCAAAACGACGCCCCTACGATTGCAGACGACGGCGAAATAGAAATACCGATAGAGCGTAAAGAATACGTAACCGAAGACTACAAAGCCGTAGTAGAAGGTTGGCGGCCTTCGTTGGTAAGTATGGAAGTTTACCCGAAAACCACAACTATAACCAACACGGTAACAAAAGTAAAGACCCCGCGTTTTAGTTTAGTCGTTGGGCCAGGCATAGGCTACGACGGTAAAAACTTTAAACCATACTTAGGCGTTACCGCCGGGTTTGTGATATTCAGTAAATAAAAAAGCCGCCTTTACGGGCGGCCTTCTTTTTAAGGAAATTTGTAAACTACTAAATTCGGTTTTACTTCTTCTACCAGCTTACGGGCTATAAGGTAAGCCCCTTCGTCGAATAAAGCCCCTTCGTCGAATACGATAGCGTCGTAACCGCCCTTACGGTAGTTGTTGGCTATATCGAATAATTGCGCTTCGTTTAACAAAGGTTCAATAAAAATCATAAGTTTATCAAAGTTAAAAACTTGTGCCACTTTTACGGCTTCGTGGCTTGTCGTGCCGCTTAATTTTGCTACTATCATAATTTTAATATTGTACTAAGTAAAGGGTTATTACTTTAGGGTTAATCTCTTTATAGGCGTTTGCTATACTTTCGGCTTTGCCTACGTCCGAAAGGTCGTTTAAACACTCGTCGAAAATAATAACGTCGGGTTTAATTTCGGATAAGTCTTTTAAGTGTTCTTCGGTAGAGCCTTCCAAATTGGTAATAGTTGTTTGGGTTTTAATTTTTTGACCGTCGCGTAAAAAATCTACTAATTTTTGGGCTATTGTAGTTTTGCCCGCACCTTGGGGCGCTTTAATTACTATTTGCATATCTTAATCTTTATATGGTTTTCTAATTAATTCGGGGTCGTACTGGCGTTCGGGCTTAACCGTTTCGCCGTCTATCTTAACTTTGCGTTTTTGCACCCAGGCGGTCGTACCAGGACGCGCGCCGTTGGCGTGAAACTCTAAATATTTAATTTTATAGCTTTTCGCCGTTTGGTCGATAACCTCAACACGAAGCGAATAGCTGGCAAGTTCTACCGTCGGGTAAACTTTAGCCGCGTGAGTGTAGAAATAAGTACCTTTCATTTTAATAACTGTTTTATTTCGGCAATATGATACATAATTTTTTCTAATTTGACTAATTCGGCGTTATCGTCCATACGGGCGAGTTCTTCGGCCGATGTTTCGGGCTTCGGTAGACTTGCGGTAACGCTATAACCTTTACTTTGGGCGTTGCGGTATTGGTTATATTTAAGCGCTTCGTATCTAAGCCCCGCCGTTTTAAACAGTTCAGCCGTCGTTTGTATTATCTTTTCCATAAGGCGCGAGTTTTGGCGTACTTCCATAATTCAAAGCGTATATTTTTACCATTGTTTCGGCTTGTAGCTTGTTCAATGGGTTTATATTTAATTTTCGGTCTTGTAAATAAACGTCGTACATATTAAATGAATGAATGAACCACACAAAAGTAAAAAGAAAATCCGAATAAACAAACATTCGGACAAACTTTTTTAATTTTTTTCTTCGGGTAACACGTCGTTAAGGTCTTGGCCCAGCTTTGCGGCTATTTCGCCTTTAAGTTGTTTACGCATTAATTTAAAAAACGGTGCGTCGGGCCAAAGTATAAGTATAGAAGCCGACATACTCCAAAACTCGCAAGCGGCCGCCCAGCCCGCGGCTACCTTCACACCTATAAAACCGTTGTCGTGTGCCAATTTTTCGACCATAAAGACCAAAATTAAAGTAGCCATATAGGCACTAATTTTAAATAAGGTAATTCGCCCCAACTTAGATAAGGCAAAATCTTTGCGCTTGCCCAGTGCGACGGTAAGCCCGAAAAAAGCATCTAAAAGAATAGCCACGAAGACAACGCCAAAGGCGTAAATTTCGGGTAAAAAGAAAGTGTAAACGGCCGTCGCCACCGCAATAAGCCACCCTATAAAAGAACTTGCGACCGTTTCAAGTTTTAAAAGCATTGCTATAATTCGTATTTTAATATCGTGTAAAGTGTCCATAAATTAACGTCTTTTAGGAATAAATATACCAGCGTCAAACGTTACGTTAAGCCCGTTATCGCCGTCGCAACCACAACCGCCGCAATACTTGCCAGGCTTCCAAAGAGGGTAAGACCCGCCACACTCGCAAAGGTAGTCTATAAGTTGGCGTAACAGTTCTTCGGCGTCGTCCCTTAACCAGCGTCTAAGTTGTGCAATATCTTTAATATCTACCGCCTTACTGTTTTCACTTTCGCGAACGGTAATACCTTTATTAATAATCGCCGCCCAATGGAAGGGTATACCTTGGTAAACGGCGTAGAACGCCAAAGGCGGGGCGATAAGCGTTAATAAGGCTTGATTTTCGGGCGTAATAGGGTAAGGGTCGGCGTCGGGGTTATCCTGGGCCGCTTTTATTTGGTCTTGCAGTTCTTCGACAAGCGGTTTACCTAAAACCTTGTCTAAGTACATACGTTGCGCGATATTAATATAAGGCACGAACTTACTTATAATAGTGTCTTCTTTGATAGGGCTATTTTCTTTAAACAGCGCTTCGGATATTAAAGCTATTTCCATTTTGATAAAAAGTTTTTAAGCGCTTTAGCTAACGGGTTAGACTTGCGTTGTAAAGTGGTAGGTTCGTCCGTTTCTGTACCTTCTTCGTTCGGCGCTTCCGTTTCTCTAATTTTAGGCAGTACGTCGAGTTCTTCAATAACTAAGGCCGCCGTACCGTTAATTTTGGTAAACAAATTAAGTTTATCTAAAATCTTTCGTCTTAGTTTTTCGATTACCGTATAGTTATATAGTACGTACGCGTCTATAATTTCGGCCGCGTTACCCGATAGATTGCCCGACCCGGAAACACCCGCAAGCGTAGGGCTACTAAGGCGGTGCGCGCTTATCATTTTTTGAAATATAATACCTTCGATATTGTTGTATATATCGGCGTTTGCGCTGGCGTTAAACGGCGTAATACCTGGCTTAACCTCGTCGCTTTCGCCCCAAAGTATAACGATAGACGAAGCCCCTTTAGACCCCGCAAAAGCGCCTTCCATTTCTTTTTGAAAAGCCGCCTTTTTTTCTTCGGAAGGGTTGGAAGGCATATTAATAACAACCGAAGGGGTAAACCCGTTATCTATACTATTGTTGTAGAATTGGGCTAACGTACCGTCGGCTTTGGCGTACTCTAACGCCGAATAGTACCCCGGCATACAATAGGCTTGTAGACCAGGCGTATAGTCGTAGAAGTAAAATATATAAGGCGTACCCTTTTTAGCTTGGTCGATACCTGGCCATACTTCCAATTCGATAGGTTTATTTTTACCGCCCGTTTTAGTCCAGTCGTTAGAAATTCGGAACGTTTCGGGGCTACCTGTTTCATCTATTTCGCCTATTCTAACCGTGCTAAAATCTTGGTGGTAAAGGCTTACGGTCGTACTATTTTTGTTTACTATTACTTGCCAATAGAAGCCCCCGAAGGTCTTATAATCGGTCGCTATCTTTTCTATTAAGTCGTCCCAGGCTTCGCCGGGGTTTGGGACACCTACGAAATTTTCGGCGTTAGCTTGGCTATCGCGAACGCCCTTACCACAAATATAAGTTACCGTACTGGCTATAATCGCCGAATTAACGGGGCTTTTACTGTTTATGTTTATGATTTGTTGCGGAAAATCATTTTTAGGGCCATAGTCTACCCACCCCGAACGGTTAAACTTCATTTTAGGGAACGCGGGCGAAGCGTCGGCGGCCGCTAAATTGATAACCTTATAATTTTGTTTTGTTTCTTCCATTGTCGTAAACCTCTTTAATGAAAGATAAAAAGGCGGTTATTTATCTTTCAAATATGGTAACAATAGAATACAACGGACACAAGGTTAACGTACCTACAAGCTGGGACGATGTAACCGTAGGCGACTACGAAGCCTTCTATTTAGATAAGCCCGACACGGCGCGCGAACGTGTGGCGTTAGTGGCTAAGATATGTAAAACCGAAGTAGATATACTTTTAGGTTGGCCGGCCGACGCGTTTAATATAATCGTCGAAAAAATAGGGTTTTTATTTAAAGATAACCCCGCCGAGCCTAACCCTTCGATAGAAGTAGACGGCGTTACTTATGTAGTGCCTATCGAAGACAAATTAAGTTTAGGGGCTTACGTCGACGCCGACGAGGTGCAAAAAGGCGACGAAGCGGTATTAAGTAATTTACTTGCTATCGTTTGCCGACCAGCGGGCGAAGACTATAATTACGAAAATAACGAAGTACGGGCCGCTATGTTTGCGGCGCTTCCAGTAAGTAAAGTACAAGGGGTATTAGCTTTTTTTTTGCATTGCAAACACGTGTTAGACGAACGTACGAAAGCCTTTACCAACCTGGCGCAAGTGGTCGGGTCGTTGCCCCAGAGTATAAGAGGTTCGCGAAGGCCTGGGGCTGGTATAAGATTATCGCAGACTTGGCGGGCGATGAAATATTACGCTTTGATGATATTACTAAATTGGCGATTACGGAAGCTCTTACGTTCTTACAATATAGACGCGATAAGGATTACGCCGAAACGGCACAAAGGAAGTTAGACCGCAAATTAGCAAAACTAAACAAAAATGCAGATAGTTAATTTTTTCTACGAACTTGCCCGACAACACAAACGTATTAAGGGCTTTAATTACGACAAGTCTTACGACAAAGGGGCGGGTAATGACGCTTACCCCTTAGTTTGGTTAGACGACCCGATATACGGGCAAAGCGTAGGTACTAACGTCGTACAATATACGGTTAACGTAGACTTTTTAGGATTGCCAAAGGTCGAAGCCGAAGTACCTACCGTACAAGCCGAAGCGTTTTTAGTGGGTTTATCTTTTGCCGAAAAAATAAAACTAATTCGCAACGTTACGGGGTTTAGTGTCGAGCGTTTTAATTTTATATCGCTTCGCGATTATTACGACGACAACGCGGCGGGTTTTCGCTTTACTTTTACAATTAACCAGGCCAACCCCGTAGACCGTTGCGCCGAAGACTTCGACCCCGAAAAACAGTTTATTAAGATAGACGCGTTACCCGACTTTAAAACGGATAACCCCGACGGTTGCGCGGTCTTTTCAGATAAAAAAGGGTTACCAAACTTTAAGGTATGAGCGCCGAGGGGGTAAGATTAGCGATAAATAAAATAGCCGACGATTTGTTAGCGTTGGCACACGCTATATTAGAAGACGACACGATAAGCAGTAACACGAAGGTAAATAAAAATACGCTTCGCGATAGTGCGTTAAGGGGCGACCTTTTCGCAACCATAAGCACCACCAGCGGCGAAGACCCTATAATAAAAGCTTTATTTAATAACTACGTCGTTTATTTAGAATGGGATAGACCCCCGAAGTATGGTAAGCGCCCCCCTATCGGCGAACTTCGCGACTGGGCGGCTAAAAACGGAATACCAACGGACGCCGACACCCTATACGCAATATCTTACGCTATTTGGCGCGACGGACACCAGGGCCGCCCGATATTTGCGACAATGGATAAAGAATTAGACGGCTTGTTTAACGACGATTGGAGCGACAAGCTATTTACGGCCTTGGTAGACGAATTAGATAATTTTTTTAATAGCTAAACAATGGGTTATACAAGTAAAGATATAGCGGTAATTACCGAGCCAAAACAAGTTACGTTATCGGCTTCGCCGAATTTTGTACAGTTCGCAAGTAAACCCGCAACTAAAACGTATTTAGAACTGAACATAGAAATAAGAATAAAGGCGAGTACTAACCTTTTAAACCCTAACACTATTACCGACGGTTATTATATAGCCCCTACGGGGATACTTACCGCTTTAGCGGGTTACGGGGTATCGGATTATATACCCGTAGAACCCAATACCCAATACACGGGCTACAACGGGTATACAAACGCTTTTCGTACGTATGCTTTTTACGACGCCGACCAAAATTTTATAAGCCAACAACAAAACGCGTCTAACACCTTTACAACTACGGCGACTACGGCGTACGTTAGGGTAAGCCTTTACGGCCCTACTCACGGAAGTAGCCCCCGCCCTTACAACCAACAAGGGGTATTTAAAGGCGTAAGCCCTATATTTGAACCTTGGACGGGTTCGACGCCTTCTAATATAAGCGCCTTAACTCGATTAGTTATAACCGCACCTGACGGCACGGTACATAATTTTAACGGAACTACCGACCGCGAAGCCGTAGGGGGTAACGTATTCTATGTATCTACCGATACTTCGGACACCGCCGAAAATCTAAGACAAGCGTTATTAGCCGACCCGTGGTTAAATGCTAATTTTGAAATAATAATACCTTTCGTTTGGCAAGGTGGTAACGTGTCAAACGGTAACGTTATTAATATTAAGAGTAAAGGGGCGGGCGACGATTACGAATTTACATTAACCGCCCCAAATAACGCGAGTAATTCGGCTTATCTTATAACTTGGGTAAGTACGACCTCAACTAATAACGACAGTATAAGCGGCGAAGCGTCGACCGCCGAAATAGACGTAGACGTATATATAGACCCCGACGTATTTTTAGGGCAAGACGACCGACCTATTAACGCCGCAAAAATAGGTACTTACTTAACCACCCTTAGCAAGACTTACGCGGGTACGCCCGTTTGGTTCGAGTTAAACGCCCTATTTAACCAATACCCAGGGTATAACCTACCTACGGGTTTATCGGGTTGGTTTAATACGGGTACTATTAGTATTTACCGATTTGTAGCAAAGGTTAAGGCTATTAATAGTTTTGCGTTTTATCAGTCGAACGCTTTGTACGTTGTGAACGGCTACGGGCGCGTTAGCGATACTTTAGACCTTCAAGACTATGTATACGAAGCTGGAAGCGTTAAACTTCTTACTAACAAACCTAAAACGCCGTACGTTATAGGGCAACGCGAGTACTTGAATTTTATATTTAAAGACACACAACGCGACGTTAGCGAGCCTATCGACTTTTCGTTACAAATTGTTTACCGTGCTTATTCTACGGCGGGCGATTATTTAGGAACTATTTACGACCACCAAAAAGCGCGGGCGACGTTTAACATTGTAAATACTTGCGTTTTAAACATAGACCAGGTTTTAAATGATTACCCGACGGCGGGGCTTGTTAAAGTAGCTTTAGCGAGGGGTACGGCTATCGTATCTAACGATTTAGAATACGAGATACGCCCCGATTGTTTGCACGAATTGAACGCTTTTACCTTCCTTAATAGGTTGGGCGGTTGGGACGCCTTTAATTTCGACGCTGAAACGCAAGACGAAATAAAGCCCGAAAACGAAACATATAATAAGACGCTTACGCCAGCCTTCACAAAAGGCGATAGCTTAGAAACAGTCTACGCGACTACTTTAAATAATACCCTTACGATAGAAGGCGCGCCCGTTTCTAACGAGGTGGCCGAGTGGTTAAAAGAATTAGCGGCCGCCCGTACTATTTTAGACAAAGACGGTAATTACTTAATTATTGAAGACTTCACGTTAAAGCAAACGGGGGCGACTTCTAACCAGCACGTACCGACGATTAAATACAGATTAAGCGAAAATTATACAAATGGTTAATATTGAATTTTATATAAACAACCTTTTAGCCGACGTAGGCGATAACTTTAGCGTAAGGCTTAATAGACAGCTTATTAACCCCGGCGAACTGAACACGAAAGACGCGCAATACTCTTTTAGTGTTACTTTGCCGCCGACGAAAAATAACCACGCTATTTTTAAATACGCTAACGTAGAAGAAGTAGCGGGCAAATTTAACCGAAACTATACCGCCGAATTGGTTATAAATAGCGTTCGTATTTTTGTCGGTAATTTTAGACTATCCGAAGTTACGGGCGCAAGCTATAAAGGTAATTTATACGTGCCAGCGGTTCGTACTATTAAAGATATTTTTGGCGATTTTAATTTAAACCAAATTCCCGAAGTTAGAATACCTTTTACAGATTTTGCGGCGTCGGTTAGTTCGATTAATACGGCGGCTAAAACGTCGTTACAAATGGCTATTTTTCCGTATGTACTTTACGGGCTTTTACCCAAAGTACCGTTAGATAAAAACGCTAACAACTATTCGGCGCGTAATATATGGGACGATAGCGTACGTATAGGTATGCAAGACTTGCCCCCGTCTATTAACGTGCTTATGATGTTAAGGCACTTATTTAATTCGCAAGGCTTTGAGTTGCAAGGTACGGCGTTTAACGACGACCGTTTAACTCGCTTGTATATGAGTTATAAAAACCCTACGGACTACGTACAGCCTTGGAACTACGGTTACCACGCCAAAATAAAATTATCGGGGTCTTGGGCTTCTACACGTAACAAAAGGGCGGGCGACGCCTTCCAATTTGAAAGGGGGGTAAACCAAAGTAGCGACGACGGGTATAACATATACACCGCCGACCTTTTCGACGCCGTAAATAGTCAAATATATATTATTGAAGACCCAGGCGGTAACGTAATTTATAAAGAAGTAAACGACGCCGATAACGTAACTTGGGCGCAAACCCAGGTACGTATACCGTCTTCGGGGTTTTACAAAGTTCGTTTTAATTCGTCGGTACGTATTTTCGATAACGAAAATTGGCGAAGTACCGACGGGGCTACCGGGGTGCAACACGTAGGCGGGCAAAGTTCGCACGGCGGCAGTAATGGCTTCGGCATAAATACGCCCCAGTTTGGAATGATAGGCGGGCATATCCAGGAAGTACGATTAGTACGCGACCGACGTAACGCCGATTTTGGTTTACAGTCGGCTAAGTTGGACGGTAAATTTTATTATAATAACCAGCCGCAAAACCAAACTTTTGACGAAGTTAGTATACCTAAATATTTCCCACAAGTAACGGAAAACGGGCAATTAAATTTTATCGACTTGGTGCAAGACCGTAACCACCTTTTAGGTTTTAGTTTTGGATTAAGACCAGGTAATAGAAGCGGCGATAGGTCTTTCATTAACCCCCGCGACGAAGCGTACAGCGGTGCGCAAATGCAAGCCGCAAAGCCCGCTTTAAGCTGGGACACTTCCGAAGCCGACACAACCCCGACCCGATTAGCCGTTAAGTCTTCGGGTTGGTGGAAGTACGGGCGTTTGGGGTCTTATGATAGTGAAGACGATAACCCTAACTTAAATATAGATTATAGCGGGGGTACTAAAATTACGGGCAAGGTTTTAAACGCGTTAGGTAACGCCGTAGACCCCGACCCCGGAAATTTAACCGTACGCTTTAACGATTATCAGATAAGCGCGCTTACTGGCTTTCAAACGCCCGTAAGTGGTTGGCAAACTTCGGATTTTATCGACGTTCGTAATTATGAAAATCTAAGATTTACCGCAACGGTTAGCGAAGCGCCCGACGCCGCTATATTAGCGTATTACGACGTAAACCGTTTATTTATAGGTGCGGGCATAGTTGGCCCAGCGATAGGCGATACGGCTACTTACATAGACGAACCGATAGCACCACCAGCCGAAGCGGTATACGTTAGATTAACGGGCGAAACTTCTAACCCTATGACTATATCGGGTACAGACGTTACGGCCGATAATATAATATTGTCGCGTTTTCCTTTGCAAAGGTATTACACTTACGTAATAGACGGCGGCCCTACTTATTCGGGCTTCGTTTACTTACACGCTGGCAGTAATGAAGGCCCGCGCCGTATAATTCCTTTTGTTGGGGGTATAGCCGAATTTAATACCGCCGACTTTTCAATTTTCGGAAGTACGCCAAATATTACGCTTTATTTAAAAACGCATAATTTCGACGTGGACGGCGTGTTAACTATTAACCGCCGAATAGAAACGGATAGCGAAGACGTAGTAGACTGGGAGTTAACCGATAAATATAAAATAGACCTCAACAACGCACCTACTAATTACGCTAAACGCGGGCAATTCAATAACGCACCTATTAACGGTAATTGGGGCGGTCAAGGCGAAGTAAACGCGGTCGTTTGGTTAGAAGCTGGCGAACTCTTAACCGTCGCAAGTGTAGGTAGCGAAGGGCGTTACCGTCGTAGCGGTATGCACAGTACTTACGGCTGGGTTAATCACGAAGTATTATTTAATTTAGAGATAGAACCCTTTAGAGTAGACCCCGATTGGCTAAAAGTTAATTTTAATGGAAACGGTACGGCGGTTATGAATTGGAACGATACGCCCAATTTTGACACCGACAGTATTAACCTTGCGGGCTTCCTTCCTTCGGATATGAAGGCTAACGATTTTATAGATAATTTTGTTAAGGCTTTCAATCTTAGATTATCGCAAATAGATACTAATATTTTCGCCCTGGACGTTAAACAAAGTAAAGCGGCGGTAACTAACAGATATGTAGATTTAGACGGCATAGCGTCGGTACGCAATCGGGTAAATACCCCTTTGGGGCTACCTTCACTTTATAAGTTAGGTTTTACGATTAACACCGACGAAGAAGGTTATTACGAAACGGGCGACGACGGCGGGGGCGAATATGCTACGGGCGTTATCGAAGAAAACATAGTAGAGCAAAAAAGTAGTTTTTCGTATAATTGGTTCAAAACAATAACCAAACAACAAAGCGGCGGTAATATAACTTTACAAATACCTAACATAAGTAAACACGAAGTTTGGACACTTGGAACGCCTTACCCCGAAGCTATGTTAAAAAGATTTACGGATTTGCCGTTACGCTTTTGGTACTTCGACGGGTTATTAAACGACCAGGGGGCTAATTTCGATTTTAACGGGGTTAATATTGGTTTGGCGAAGGTTAGTAACACTATAACGGGTAAAAGCGTTTTAAACTACAAAAACCAGCCTAAAACGATATTAGATAACTACTTTACTATTTTAATTAACAGTAGTAGCCACTATACGGAAGCCGAAGCGTATTTAACGCCTACGCAGTACGAAGCCCTGGACGGGTCGTTAATGGCTAAATTTAACGGCGACCTTTATTATGTAGCCGAAATAAGCGGGTACGACCCTTCGGGGCGAAACAAAACTAAATTAAAACTAATTAGAAAAATATAATGGCAAGCACGGGTAAAAAAGAATACAGTATAAAAATTAACGGCGTCGACGTATCTATAAAAGAAGTTACGAAATTAGAAGACGCCGTTAAGTCGCTGGATAAAACTATAAATACTTCGGCCAAAGATATACAGACGGCTACGAAGGCTTCTACGACCAGGGCCAAAGCCTTAACGGACGAAGAAAAGGCGGCGAAGAAATTAGAAGCCACCCAAAAAAGAATTAACGACGTTAACAGCGAAGCCAACCGCGCCCAAATAGCGGCTAACCGCGAATTACGCGAACGTACCCGCGAGGTTACCCGCGAAATTGCTTTAAACGAATTAGCCGAAGGGTCTATTAAGGCTATGGGTATGACTTTAACGGACTTACGCAACGAGTACGAAGGGTTAAGCGCCGAGCAACGCAATAACGCCGAAGAAGGGGGCAAACTTTTAGAGCAAATACAAGCCTTAGACGCCGAGTATAAAGCCCTTAGAGAAAGTACGGGCAATTTTCGCGATAGTGTAGGTAACTACGAACGGGCGATAGGGGGTTTAGGTAAGTTAGAAAAGGCGATAGGCGACGTTAATAGCACTTCTACGGGCTTACAAAACGGTCTTATGAGTAATAGCGCCCTTATGGGTACTTTTGGTACTGTTTCCGAAGCTACGGCGGCTACGCAAGCCGAATTAGCTAAGATAATAGCCCTTGTAACGTTGGCCCAAACTTTAACAAACGCCGCAACAAAAGAAGGAATTATAGCAACGACCGCCAGCGCGGCCGTAGACGCCGTTAAGACCGCCCAACTTAAAGCCAAAACAATAGCCGAAGCCTTGGCAACAAAAGGAACGATAGCGGCTACCATAGCACAAGCCGCGTTTAACGTTGTCGCTTACGCCAACCCTTACGTATTGTTGGCTATGTTATTAGTTGCGGTAGTTGCGGCGTTATTTCTTTTCGCCAGCCGTACGGACGACGCGGCCGAAAAACAAAAGAAACTTAACGAAGAACAAAAAATATGGTTAGATTATTTAGATAGCGAGCGCGCCCGTCTTGACTTGGTAAGTAACGCCCGCGTTAAGGCTATGGAACGCCAATTAAGGTTACTTAACGCGCAAGGCGCTGAAACTTCTAAAATTAGAAAAATAGAAGACGACATAGCGAACGAACGCCGTTTAAATAACGCCCGTCTTATGGGTCTTTATCATAACGAAATCGAAGCCCTCGAAGAAAATCGTACAAAGCTGGCGCAATACTACGACTTATTACGTAGCGTTCAATTAGCGCAAGCAAGGGGCGACGGTAAAATGATGTTAGATATTGACTTAAACGGAAAAGCCGAAAAAGTAAAAGTAGAAGAAGCGTTAGACATTGTACAAGGTAAGATAGATAACCTTAATAGGTCTATCGAAATCGCCGTACAGCTTAAAACGGACGAAGCCGAAATTAAAAACGAAATCGAGGTACAGAAAGCCGAAAGGATAAAAGCCGATAAAGAAGAAGCAAAACGCCGCGCCGAAGAATATAAACGAAAAGCCGAAGAAGCAAGACGTAACGCCCAGGAGCGGGCCGCCTTAGAACTCGAAGCCTTACGCGCCGCCGAAGACTTAAAAGTAAAATTATTAGGGTCTTCGTTCGAGCAACAAAGGCGAACTATTCGTAACGAATACGCCCGACAAATAGAAGACCTTAAATTAAGGCTTAAAAACGAAACTAATTTAAGCGTTACGGCTCGTAAGGCTATTAACGACCAAATCGTAAACCTTGCAAAAGTTCGCGACCAGGAATTAGCTAATTTAGATAAGGAACGGGCGGCCGCCGAGTTGGAAACACAAAGGCAATTAGAAGACCAGCGTAACGCTTTAATAGTCGGACAACTTGAAAGAAGACGCGCCGAAATTAACACGCTTTACGACCGACAAATAGAAGACGTTAAAAAACGTTTAGACGAAGAAAAAGACCTAACCGAAGCCCAACGCCAGGCGCTTAACGAAATGGTTTTAAATTACGACAAACAACGTAACGCCGAATTAGAAGCCGTTACGGTAGAAAGTCTTAACCGTCGGGCTAATTTAGAATTGCAAGCCTTAGAAAGCACCTTAAAACAAGCACAAGACAAAATAGGTGAAGTTACCGTAAAAAATAAGTCGGGTATTTGGGCGGGCGTTATAGACGTGGACGCTACGCGGGCTAATTTGGCCGCTTCTAACGCCGCTTTAGACGAATACGTAGCAAGTCTAACAAAATACCAAAATGATTTAAAGGCGGCACACGAAGCGACGTTAGCGACGTTAGCCGAAGGGTCGGTAGAATACGAAGAAGAATTACAGCGGTACGCTTCGGCTAACTACGACGTAACTAAAAAAATTAAAGACGCCCAAAAACAACAAACCGACAATACCCGTACTTCTACTAATTTGCAAATGGAGTACTACAAGCAATTAGCCGACAAGGTAGCCGAATACGCCGACCTTGCGGCGCAAGCGGTTACGGGCGTTTTTGATACGTGGAATATGGGGCTACAAGCGTCGTTAGATAGTCTTAACGAACAATTAGAAACGATTAACGAACACTACGAAGAAGCAAAGGAAAAGCGCGAAAAATACGCCGAAGACGTAGAAAATATAGAACAGCAATTACAAACAGCTACGGGCGGTACGGCCGACGCTTTGCGAAGTCAATTACAAGACGCAATGCACTTGCAAAACGAAGCCGCCCGCGAAGAACAAAGATTAGCCAAAGAAAAAGAAAAACGCGAAGCCGAGATACGCAAAAAAGAAAAGCAAATGAAGCATAACGAGTTAATAAGTAATATCGCTATGGGTATCGCTAATACGGCCCAGGGGGTTACTAAAATGCTTTCGCTTATGTGGCCGCTTAACTTAGTTATGGCGGGGCTTGTCGGGGTACTTGGGGGCGTTCAAGTTGGGCTAATGACTAAACAATTAACTAAATTAGCCAAAGGGGGCGAAATTGTAGGGCCTTCGCACGAAAACGGCGGGGTACGTGTTACGGGTACAGATATAGAAGTAGAAGGGGGCGAGTTCGTAACCAATAAAGTAAGTTACGCCAATAACGCCGAATTAGTAAGGTTTATAAACGCTAACCCCGGAACGGTAACGGCCGCCGACCTTGTGGGTCTTGTCCCAGGAATGGACAACACGCCCGTAGTCGTATCGGACGTAGCTACTTCGGGCGAAGACAGATTAGTAGAAGCTATCGAAAGTATGGAATTTAAACCCGTAGTAAGCGTTACCGATATAATGGACGTTACGGACGAAGTTACAACCGTTCGCGATTTATCGGGTTTTTAGTTACAATTTGGTTACGCCTTTGGTTACGTTTTGTAACTAAAATTTGGTTACATTTTGGGTCTTTGGTTACACTTGGTTACAAGCCTATAATATTGAAAAATAGGAAATTAAAAATGCTTGTAACCAAAAAACCAAAATTTAGGGAAATAAGTGAAATAGTAATATTATTAACAATATTAACGATTTAATCGATTTTTATAGGGTATTATACTTTATAGTAAAATTTGGTTTTTTGGTTTTTGGTTACAGACGTTCGACGTTAAATTTATCTTTAGGGTATGGAAAAGCGAATACCAGTATACGAATGTAAAATAACGGGTTTAGATAACACGGGTATATACGCTATATCCTTTGTTGATTGCCCCGCTAACGAGCAAAATTTTGTAGCGTTAAAAAAAGCGCCACAAATAAAACTTAACTTAAACCGTCAAAAGCAAGTATTAACGGGCGTCGTCTTGATACCCGAACAAATGATATACAGATACGACCAGCATTTAGGCGAATATTATATAAAATTTTCGGCGGCCGATATTGAAAAAATCGCGCAAAAAATGATGAAAACGGGCGTAGCTTTGGCGACAACAACCCACCAGCACGAAAGTAAGTTAAAAGGTAACTACCTTACCGAACTTTGGATAGTGAAAGACCCGAAGCAAGACAAGGCGGTAGCCCTTGGATTAGGCGAATACCCAGCGGGTACGCTTATAGCTTCTTACAAAATAGAAGACCCGAAGTATTGGCTAAACGAAGTACTTACGGGCAAAGTGAAAGGTTTTAGTTTAGAAGGAATTTTTAATTTTAATAATGTAACAATGAAAAAAGCAACAACGAAAGCCGCAAGATTAGCGGCGGCAAAAAAGCCGAAGTTATCGGCTTTCGGGCTTGCCCTTCAAAAAATGGGTATCCCCGTTCTAATGGAAGGCGAAACGGTAGCCGAAGCCGAAGACTTAGTAGACGTAGCAGACGTAGACGAAGTAGACGCGGGCGAACCTTTTTTAATCTTTGAACTTCAAGACGGGGGCGAAGTATGGGTAGACGCCGAAGGCTTCGCAACTTTGAACGGCGAAGAACAAGCACCAGCGGGCGAACACGCTTTAGCGGACGGTAATTTTATCGTTATCGACGATAGCGGTATGTTAGTAGTTACCCAGGAAGAAGCCGAAGGCGAAGAAGCCGAAGTACCCGAAACTACGTTAAGAGCGGCTAAGGCTCGCGGTAAGGCTTATTTAAAAAAGTCTAATACAAAAGAAGCGCAAATAGCTAAACTAAAAAAGCAAATAGCTGAATTAGAAAAGCAACCGAGCGCAAGACCAGCGAAGCCGTCGTATTCAACTACGAAGAAGCCCGAAGAAATGACACACACCGAAAAAATGGCGGCCGTGTTAAAATCGCGCTTAGACCGTAAAAAGGGCAAGTAAACTAATTTCTAATTTTAAAATTAATTAAGCAAATGGCAAATATGTATAACATAAACGGCCTATCTTACAAACCACACGAAAACCCGGAATGGTTCACGCGTGCGATGTTCGGCGGTCGTTTGGTGCAAGGCGGTTATATTCGCGTCTTGACGGGCATTAAAGGCGACGAACTTTTAAGCCAAATCGACTTAGAAAATAAAATCTTACAAATCGACGGTAAGGATTGCGCTTGGACACCTAACCAAATTATTAAGCTATCCGAAAAAACGGCGAAGGTTAAGACTTATAAAATTAACTTGGAACAATGTATAGATGAGTTAGAAAACAAACGAACTCTATACGAACTTGGGCCAGGTGCTAAAAACGAAACGTTACCGACTGAATTAGAAGACGCGACGTTAGCGCTTATCGCTATCGGTCTATCTAACGAAATCGAAGAAATGGTAGTAGGGGGCGACGAAAGTGTAGACCCTAACCAGTTTAACGGTATGGTTAAAACGTTGCTTAACTCTACGGAAGCTATCCAAATCGTAGGGGCAACGCTTACCAAAGCGAACGTATTAGACGCTATCGAAGCCGTTTACGACGCAATACCCGAAGACGTGTTACAAGCCGAAGACGCGGGTACTTTGTTCGTAATGGGTTCGTATGCTACGCGTAGAAAAATCCGTGCGGCGTTGGCCGACAAAAATAACCAGGTAATAGCGGCAAGTTGGACGGTCGACGACACGGATAAGAAAAACCCTAAACTTTTCTATTTGGGTATGGAGTTCGTACCCGCGAAAGGTATCGACAATAACACGTTAATCGGTTACGATAGTTCTAACGCTTATCTATTAACCGATTTACTTAGCGACCTGGACGAAGTCGAATTAGGAAATTTCCCTAAACCAAACGACGACAAAATTTGGATTAAAGGACGTTTACGCTTAGGCTTCGTTATTCCGTTTGAAGACGAGGTAGTAATTTGGTCGGATAAGGTTACGGCGGCACAAACGCCAAACGGTAACGACGATTTACGCGTAGTACCTAACAGCTTAGTATTTGACGTAGCGGGCGAACCAAAGACCTTTACGGTAATTACCAAAGACCCGGCGGCTACGGTTACAGTTAACGCGGCGCAAAGCGGGTTTACGGTTACGCGGTCGACGACTACGGCGGGGGTTACAATTGTTACAGTAGTAGCGGCCGACGCGACGGGTTCACGCGACCCGAAAGTAGGGCAAGCGGTAGTAACTATCGACGATACGGATATAAGCGCTACGGTTACTTTTAACCAACGCAACGATAGCGGTAACGCTCAAATCGTAGACGAAACGCCTTAAATAATTACGGGGCGGTTTAATCGCCGCCCTTTTGTTTAACTTATCAAAAAATCGAAATAATGGCAGGTTGTAAATTAACTAAGTCTTTAGATAACAAGGTTTGCGAATACGCAATAGCGGGCGCAAGGGCTTTGTATCTTGCCAACTATTATGGCCCAGTAGCCGGGGCGGCCGCGGTGGCTAACGCTATCGCCTACCAAACCGATACAGACGGTTACGTAAATAATATTAGCCTACCTACGGGCGAAGTGTTCTACAAAGTGAACGGGGCCGATAATACTATATCTTTTACCGACGCTTTATTAGCGGGGGGTAATGGTGGCAAGTACAGACAACACACGGTTAACGCCGTTTTGAACCAATACGATATAGACGTACTTAACGAAGGCGACGCACTTAGTCTAGGTAAGTTTATCGCCGTAGTAATTGACAACGCGGGGCGTCCTATCTTGTTAGGTCGTACAAGCGGTTTAAGCGCGCCAGCGGGCGGTTTTGATTATAACAGCGGGGCGGCCGAAGCAGACGCGACGGGGTGGACTATCATTTTACAAGGGGTAAGTACCGAAATCGGGCCTATCTTGAAAAGTGAAGCCGTAATAACGCCTTTGTATGAAGAAGAAATAGAACCCTAATAGGTTGTTTTTTATTTACCATAATGTAGCCCCGATATTTTGACAGTATCGGGGTTTTTTATCTTTTCGATATGGGTACTTGTAGAATACAGAATATTAAACCGCCTTGCGGTTATAGGGTCGAAGGAATAGCCCGTATATGGTTATTAGACTTTGACGACTTCGGCGGTTACCGTTTCGAGGGTAACGACCTATACGGTAATTGTTTCGTTACCGATATTCTAAGGTACGCCGACTTTATAGAAATAGACGCGCCCGATATGGTGGCTAAATACACTTCGTCGGGGGCTTACGTGCATACGATAGAAACGTTTGTAGGGGCTTTGTCGGCTTCTACTATATCTAACCTTCATTTAGCAACAAAACGCCGTCAAATCGTTTTATTTGAAGCCAATACGGGCCAATTTTATACATTTGGTTACGAAGCTGGGGCAAAAGTTACTTACGCAAATCAAACAGCCGAGGGCTTCGGCTCAATGGTTACGGTTACGGCTAATTCGATTTACCCGCTATTTGAAGCGAGCAAAGACGTATTAATTAATAAAGGCGAAGTAGCGGGCGAATTTAACCCCGATTTTAATAACGCTTATTGTGAACCCGAATAATGGCAAATACTGGATATAAACAAGCAACGATAGCGTATAAGACCTCGCCCGACGGTAGACCCTTAGACGTGGACGGTCGGTTAACCAGCGTAAGCGGTAAGCGCCAGGCTATCGCTTTGCTTATAGGTAGGTCAAACCCTAACCCAACGCTTTACGAAGTACAATTTTATTTTAACATAGGGCAAACAATACAAGGCGTACCGACAAAAACGTACGATATATTAACTTGCCCGGTAGGGTATATAAGTTTATCGCCCCAAAGCATAATTTTAGACAGTACAAACCCTTCGGCTTCTTTTACTTTAGAGAGTACGGCGGCTTGGTATTTAGAAAGCTACCCGCCGGGTATAGCCGAAATAGACTACGTTAACGGAAGCGCGGGTACTTACTTAATTACATTGAATAAAACTAACACGGTAGGGCAAGGGGCTTATATATTTAGGAATTTAGCAACTAACGAAACCGCCGTATTATGGGTATCTAACGTATTAAACCGCCCTTGGGTATTAGATACGGGTACTTGGAATATGTTAGGATTTTGGTACGATAACGAAACTTGGAATTTTTAAAAACTTTAAATTAAAATGACATTACAACAGATAACCGAAGGTATGACGGGGCAACAAGCCGCAAACGTTATATATGCTAACGATAACGAAAATCTAAGCAAAACCCAGGAACTCGAAGGCAAGTTACCCGAAGTTATCCAGGGTAAAAATTTATTTAACCCCGCTACCGTTCAAGTAGATAAATACTTAAATAACTCGGGTGTAATTCAGACGAGCGCGGGCTGGAAGTGTTCGGCTTTTATACCCGTTACGGTTGGACAATCTTACACCTTGTCGGGTAATAAACTTCGGGTAGGTTTAGCCTTTTATGATAGTTCTTATAACCCCGTAAGATATTTAAGTATTAATTTAGGTACGGTTACGGCGCAATCGGGCGAAGCCTTCGTAGCTTTTAACCTTGAAAGCCCCACACAACCAGGCTACACAAATATACAATTTGAATTAGGCCCGACGGCTACCGACTACGTGCCTTTCGGTTCGGTTGTGAAAAAAGAGGCCGTAGAAGGTTTAGTAGGTGCAATAAATAATGCCCAAATGGCGTTAGACGCTACGGCTAAATTAGACGCTTTCGACGTGGAAGAGCTAACAAGCGACAATATATTTAACCCAAATACTATACTTTACCAAACGTTAGTTAATCAAAGTACGGGCGCACTTTTGACGGGTACGTCGGTTACCGACCAATATAACACTACGGATTTATTACCCGTAGAACAAGGCGAAACGTATACGGGAATTAATCTAAACGGGGCTAACCTTTTCAGACAAGTCGCGTTTTACAACGCCTTGGGCGTTTTTGTATCGGGCGTAACGGGCTGGGTTAATTCTTTTGTAGCCCCGGTCGGTGTTTCTTTTGTTCGGGTATCGGTAGAAGGGGATAAACCCGTAGAAGGCTTCGGGCTTTTTAAAGGGACTTCGCCGACTTGGCAACCGTACGAGGGTGGTTTTATAGTTAAATTAAACGGCGACAATATACCCGCGGAAGACAAAGACCCCAACGCCGTAGCCACTATTAAGGACGTGCAAGCGCTAGCGGGGCAAACCGCGTTAGACGCGACGGTAAATTACAACCTTTCGGCTACGGGTATATTAACGCTTACTTACCCTTTTGGCACTATCGTAGGGCGAGTAAAAGAAGCCCGCGGCTTTAGCGGTAATAATATGTTTAATTTTGCCAGCTTTAACCTTGCGGGCGTGTCTTCTTTAAATAACGACGACGTCGCACCTATGCACGCTTTTGGGACTACCGTAGGGGCTAACCACGGGCCAGCCATATACAACGCTACTATAAATTCGCACGGCTTGGCTAACGTAGATATAGGCACGGCTTGGCAAAATTCCAGCGGCGTAAACTTTTATGTTATGCGAATAGTTAACGCCGATACGGTAGCTTTTCTTAGCCAAAACAACGGCACGGCAGACGTTCCCGCTTTTGTGGCGTTAACCGCTGGCAACTTAACAAAGTCGGGTAACACTTTAACGGTAAGTGCCGTAAGTGCCGAGCAAATGTACCCCGCTATAAATAACCTTAAACGCCGCGTTATGGTTAACGGCGTTACAGAAATTACCGACGGCGCGGGCGTAGCTGGGTACATAGACGTAGTAGAAAGTTACGACTTAATGACGCAAAACAGCGTACTACAAGCCGCAATAGCAAGGGCGGGAAGTTCCGCCGAACCCGACTACACAGCGGGCGAAGGCGCGTTAAGGGTAGAAAATATTTATAGGTTTGTACCAGGCGCGACGTGTATAGTTATAAATACTTTTAAGGCGTTGCGGGCGGTTCAATTCGCCGATATTATGGTAAGCCAGTCCGCACGTTTTGGGACTAATGGGGTTACGGAATATTACGTACCTAATAGTAACCCGCTTAACGGAAGCGTAGACCTTCGCACACCTACGGCGGTTAACTGGTCGGCGTCTATTCCTTCTACGTTCGTTAATAATTCCAGCCAGCCCGACCCTAATAATCCGCCGAACCGCGTAATTTCATATTTTCAAAATTTAGGGTTTTCGCTGGGATATATAAAGACCCGCGGAGTAGGTAAGGCGTTAAATACATACACCGCGCGCACTTTTGAAATTAGAAATAATACGGGCAAGATATACCCGCACGCTTTAGAAGACGCAAAGGTGGGTAACCCTATACCTTCAAATACAATAGTTAATACGGTAATGTTTAGAAGCTATACCAATTTAGCCCAAACGCGCGTAGGTAATAGACTTAGTGTATTTAGTTTTGAGTTTGAGGGAGCAACTTACGCATATATTGATTATTCGGGTAATATGCAAGACTTTGTAAATTTGGGTCGCCCTTCTTTAAATGGTAAACTTATAGAAGTGTTAGAATCTAAAAATACAACCTTATCAAACGACACTTACAACGACGGTTTACACGTTACCGCGCAATATACAGCGGGCGAAACTTGTTACCTTGTAGTACGAATTAGATAGCTTTAAAAACCGAACACCGAAAAATTTTTTAAAAATAATTTGGTAGTTCGGTTTTTCTTTTTACATTTGCATAGTTCATTCATTCATTTACTAATTTAAAAAATATGGCGACAAAGGAAAAAAGCGTACGCGCCCGAATTAACGAACTGGAAGTAGGACAAAGCGCCGAATTTCCGTTAGTTCGTTACGATTACGTGGTAAGTTGTAGAACGCGATTACAGACGACAACGGGTAAACAGTTTACCAGTAGAATAGATAAAGACCGCGACGTAGTGGTAATTACTCGCGACGACGATAATTTAAAAGCGGGGTAAGCCGAAAACCGAATAGAGTAGGCACAAAATTAAATATATTATGGACGTAAACGTAAAAGTAACCGTAGAGTTAGGGCCTCAAACTTTAGCCTTTTTAACAAATGGAATTATCGCACAGCCAGCGAAGAAAGCTACCGAAGAAAAGGTAGAGGCCGTCGAAGAAGTAGCCGAAACGGAAAAACCGAAAACAACCCGTACCCGCGCTACTTCTAAGAAGGCCGAGCCAAAACAAGACGCGCCAGCTTTTGAAGACTTGGACGAAGACGCGCAATTAGAAGCTATCAAAGCCGAAGTAACTAAGCACACGAAAAAAGGTAAAAGCGCCGATATTAAAGCGTTATTAGCTGGCTTCGACGCGGGTCGCGCTTCTGAATTAGACCCAGCGACTTACGGCGACTTTATGGACGCGGTTAAGCGTTACGGTGCTGGCGAAAGTGTGGACGATATAATAGGTTTAGACTAATGAGTAGCCACGCTATTTTAAGCCCGTCAAGTGCGTACCGCTGGTTAGCGTGTACGCCTTCGGCGCGATTTGAAGAACAATACCCCGACGAAGAAAGCGTATACGCCCGTGAAGGGACGATAGCGCACGAAGTCGCGGCCTTAGTTCTTTCGAGCCGTGCGGGTATATTCACGGGTAACCAAAATAACTTTAACGCGATGTTATCGAAGTTAGAGTACGACGCTAAGGTATTCTACGAAAAACAAGGTAAGCCGTCCGAGTTTGCCGCAATGTTCGACCACGCCGAAGACTACGCAAATTTTGTACGCGACCAGGCTACGGGCGAAATTTTGATAGAACAACGTTACAAGTTAACCGAGTTTGTACCCCTTGGATATGGTACAGCCGATAGCACTAATATAACCAAAGATACGATATACGTTACCGACTATAAATACGGGGCGGGCGTAAGGGTTGCGGCTACGGCAAATAAACAAATGATGTTATACGGGCTTGGGGCTTACCTACAAGTACGCGAAAAGTACCCTAACATAAAAACGGTAGTTCTTAGTATTTTCCAACCGCGAGCGGGTGGGTCTTCGACTTGGCAAATAAGCGTAGAAGACTTATTAAAGTGGGCCAAAGAAGAAGTAGCCCCAAAAGCTAAAATAGCTATGGCGGGTATTGGCGACTTCGTAGCGGGCGACCATTGCCAATTTTGCAAAGCTAAGACCGTTTGTAAAGCCTTCTACGACCGCTTCGCCGAGGTTAAGAAAATCAAAGATAAACGCGTTATGGACGACGCCGACACCGCCGACGTGTTAACGTTTGGGCCTTCGGTTGCTTCCTGGGTTAAAAAGGTAGAAGAAGAAACGGTAAACAAGTTATCGAAAGGCGGTAAGTTGAAAGGCTTTAAGCTGGTAGCTGGAAGGGGTCGACGTTCGTTTAAAAGTGAAGACGAAGTAGTAGACATTTTAATAGGCGAGGGCTTCGAGAGTTACGACATTTTCGACCCTAAATTAAGAAGCCTTACCGACTTAGAAAAGCAATTCGGTAAGAAGAAGTTTAACGACCTATTAGGTAAAGAGATTATAAACATAGAAGGCAAACCCACGTTAACGACCGAAGACGACGACCGCCCAGCTATCGGAGCGAGCGCGGCCGACGAGTTCGACGAAGACGATTTAACTTAATATACAATGAGTAAAGAAACGCGAAAGCAAAACCGTATTAAACGGATTATGGACGACGCCGCTAAGGCGTTAGAAGCCGAAGGGGTTAAATACTTCATAGGCGTAGTAGACAAGCAACCACAAGCAAGCGACGGGGGTAAGGCTTACGCCCAAAGCGACGTAACGGGCGAAGACTTTTGTTATATCCTGGATATGGCTTTACCGACCCGCCAGGACGTTATAAACTTGGGTATTTGGGTCGGTCAATTAATAACAGCCCGTAACAAGGCAAAATAGTAAATACATTATGGAACAAAAAAAAACAACCGTAGAACAAGCCGAAACAGCATTAAAAGCCGTTTTGGAAAACGCCGAAGTTATCGGGCAATTTGGTAAAAACGAAAAAGACAACGATACCGCTTTATTGGTTATCGGAACTTTGGACAAGGGCGAGCAAAGCGCTTTAGCCGTCGGGTATGTAGGTACTACCGAAAATACTGTAACTTCTATTATTAAGGCTATGCACGACAGTAAAGAAGATTGCCCGGAGTGTTCAGCGAAGAAAGCAAACAATTAATTTTTAACTTCTAATTTTATTCAAAATGGCAAAAGAAAAAAACCCGCTTAAAGTAGTTTTAAGCACGCACCGCGTAAGTTATGTACATATTAAAGAGCCTTCAAGTTTTGAAGAAGAGGGCGACAAAAAATACGACTGTACGTTTTTGATACCCAAAGACCACCCGGACGTAAGAAAAATTAAAGACGCGATTAACTCGGCTTACACGGCTAACAAAGAAAGTTTATTTAAGGGCTTACCTTTAAAGTCGCCTAAAATGTGGAATCCGTTACGCGACGGCGACGAGTGGTTAGAAGAACACCCCGAAGCC